ATTTACATTGTGGTCAACAAAGACAACGATGACATCTACACTGAGCGCCTTGAGTTTGACAAAGATGAGGCGCTGGCCATCATTGACAAAGCCGTAAAGGTGATCACGGCAACAGAGCCGCCGGTGGGGATCAGCCAAGACCCGTCATGGTATGAGTGCAAGTTTTGCGATTACCACAGCATTTGCCACGGCACTGATGTGCCAGCGACAACTTGCCGGTCATGCGCTCACGCAACGCCAGAGATGGATGGCGATGCACGTTGGTCTTGTGCGGTGCATCAAAATGATATACCCGTTGATGCCCAGCGCACTGGCTGCGACTCGCACCGATACATCCCGATCTTGCTGGCCAAGTTTGCCCAGCCGGTGGATATGGTAGGCGATGCTGTGGTGTACGAGATGGATGGCAAGCAGTTTGTCAATGGCACACCGGCAACCAACCCAAAGCATATTAGCAGCGCCGAGATTCACGCCTGCAACGACAAGACAGTGTTGGTTGATGACTTTGCACTTGACCTGCGATTGCAGCATGGTGGGAAGTTTGTATGATTTTGCGTGACTATCAATCGCGCTCAGTTGCCGATCTGTTTGCCTGGTGGACCAAGCACCAGGGCAACGCCGACATTCCTTTGCTGGTGCTTCCTACTGGCTCTGGCAAGTCGGTGATCTGCGCCGAGATCGTGCGCCAGATGTGGGAGCAATGGCCACAGTACCGGCCACGCACTGTGGTGCTGGTTCCTAGCAAAGAACTGGCCGAGCAGAACGCTGCCAAGTTGCAATCGCTGTTGCCGGACAACATTCATGTTGGCTTTGTCAGCGCCAGTTTGGGCAAGAAGCAGCACAACGCCGATGTGATTGTGGCCACGATTGGTAGCATTCACAAGTCAGCGCACCTGTTGGGTGACATCAAGGTGGTGATCATTGACGAGGCCCATCTGGTTAGCACCAAGGCGTCTGATGCAGGCATGTACCGCACGTTCCTGTCTAAGCTGGGAGAAATCTGCCAGTTTCGCACCGTGGGTATGACCGCCACGCCGTTCAGGGGCAACCAAGTTTGGTTGACTGATGGTGACGAGCCGCTGTTTACTGGCATTGCTTCTAACGTCACCATGCGTGAGTTGCTTGACCAACAGTTTTTGTCGCCACTTGTACCACCGCCGGTGCATATGATGACCAAAATTGATGCCAGCCAAGTTGGCATATCTAATGGTGATTACAAAATTGGCGAATTGTCTGATGTGGTGGACGGCTATCTGTTGCAAGTGGCCCAAGAAGCCGCGGTGTTTGCCCAGCATCGACGCAAATGGATTGCTTTTACACCAAGTGTGGCCAACGCTGAAAGCCTGTCAGACAGGCTAAACGAACGAAGCATTGTCAGCGCCGTGGTTTGTGGAGAGACACCAGCGCAAGAACGAGAGCAACTGATCAGAGACTTTAAGGAAAACCAGATTCGTTGCTTGGTAACTGTGCTGGCGCTGTCTACGGGCTTTGATGTGCCTGACGTTGACTGCATTGTTTGGTGCAGGCCAACCAAGTCGCCAGTGTTGTATGTCCAAGGCATGGGCCGAGGCACACGCATTGCACCGGGCAAAGAAGATTGTTTGGTGCTGGACTTTACTGACACCGTGGAGCGCCTTGGGCCGGTGGACATCATCAAAGGCAAGAGCAAAACCAAACGCGCTGGTGACCAGTCTGCGCCGTTTTGCATCTGCCCAGAGTGTGGTGAGCGCAACGCACCGGCAGCATTGGTGTGTGCTGTTTGTGGTGGCACGATCAAAGAGCCAGAAGCACCAAAGCCGATAGACGCCAAGCTGTCTTATGCAGCACTGCTGTCAGCGCAACAGCAAGCTGTTAGCACTTGGCACGATGTCACAAGAGTTGATTACCGGGTGCATCGCAAGCCTGGCAAGCCCGATTCCATGCGTGTGGATTATTACGATGGATTGCGGTGTGTGGCCAATGAATGGGTGTGCTTTGAGCATACTGGTTACGCTAGACAAAAGGCAGAGCAATGGTGGTTTAAATTGCTCAATACAAAAGCAGGATTGATTGAAGTTCCTCAAACTGTAGCTGCTGCTTTGAAATTGATTGAAGCCATAAAAAGCGTACATGCAAAACAAGGTTTTGTTGGCTTTACCGAACCAACCCGCATCGCAACCCGCAAAAATGGAAAGTACACAGAGGTCAAAGAATATGAATTTGCAAGAACTGAACGCCATCAAGATGCACCTGAAGAAACAACTGAAGGACATTGAATCTATTCAAGTCACTTGCCTGCGCTGTGAGCATTTGAAATCTGGCAATAAATGCGAAAAGTTTGATGCCCAACCGCCTGCTGAATGGTTGCATGGCCCTGTTGATTGTGAGCATTGGGCATGGGACAACATTCCATTTTGAGGCATGACATGACTGACTTTACAACATGGGAACAACACACTCTGGCAAAGTTTGCCAAAGAAGCAAACGCCAAAATGTTAGAGCAACAAGAAGAAATTGAAAGGCTGCGCAATGATTTGCGAGTGGCAATTCAAGCATATCGACAACTTATTAAGGAGCAAAAATGATCAACGAACTGAAGAAAATGTGGGCAACACCGAGCGCCGAAGTGCTGGCGCTGAAAGAGTTAGAGGATTGCAAGCGCAGGCTGCTGGAGGCCCAGACAGCGCGTGAATACGCCGAGTCCATGTGCAAGTACCGCGAGGCCCAGATCAAGCGCCTGACGGCCTATCTGCATAACGCTACGGAGGCGCAGTCATGAGAGACACAATAGACATGGCCCGTGAAGCTGGAATAAGAGACTGCACTTGTAGTGGCAGCATGGGATGCCTCAAAGCCTTTGAAGCTTTTGTCCGTGCTGATGAGCGCAAGCAAGTTGCCCTTGACAAAAAGGCAGAGAACGCCAGAGGGTTGGGGTTGGACTATGAGCCTGTGCAGGATGTTTCCCTCATTGATGAGGGTAAGACCGCAACACCTGTGCAGGAGCCTGTGGCGTTAGTAATTGACGGCGTTCTGGTGAAATCCTCACTTCCGGAAAAATACACAGGCCACCTTTACACCACCCCACCCGCAGCACAGCGCACATGGGTTGGGCTGACGGATGAGGAAATTGAGCAAGAGTTTGGTTTTATTGACGAACTATTGCGCGATTGCGTGTATCGAACCGAAGCCAAACTCAAGGAGAAGAACACATGAAATGCAACTGCCACCCATTGTCCCCGTTCTTGTGGGCAAGCAACCCCCGCGACAGTATGTTTATGCGTGACCACACGTTCCGCGCCAAGGGCGAATCGGGAATGACGACATCTCAAATTTCATCTGCGTTGGTTGAAGACCAGCGCAAGCTAGGCAAGATGTCCGGCTCAATCGCAAACCTTGGCCGAGCAACCAAACAGAAAGAGCAAGCGCTGATTGCCTACAAGCAGTTTGGCATCTACAGCCGCGCTCACCCGAACATCAAGCCCACTAAAAACAAGCATGAGATATGAAGTGCCCGATTTGCACCAAGTGGACTTCGGTCATAGATACCCGCACTCGCAAGACTGACGGAGTGGTGGTGCGCCGGTACGAGTGCGCTAACACGCACCGCTTCTCAACCGAGGAGCGTGTGCGGTACGAATTGCTCAAGCGAACAGACGAACCCCAGCCTTGTCAATGATCAGCGCCTGCTTGCGCGGGGCTGTATCTACGCTGTTGGGCACGCTGATGTGTGTCCAACGGTCAAACTCACGGATGACCTGATCAAAGCTGATGCCGCTGGCGACAATCTTGCGCACCACCTCGTCGGGGGTCATACCTGGCACACGCAGGTCAGCCGCGCACCCCAGCCGATGCTGGCTGGTGTCTTTGCTGCCCACGGCATCGTTGACCTTCTTGGACCGAACAGCGCTGTTGATCATAATGGGCTTGCCGCCCAGCACCACCTTGACCTGCTCCAGCATGTCGGCCAGTCGCTTGAGGTTTTCAAGTTCAGCGTCAGTAGGCGTGTTGTCCCAACCGTTGCGCTCGGCTGACTCGCTGGCGGTCAATTCGTCAAGTGTGAAGTTTGGTGTGATGTTCATTTAACTGGCCCTGCTTTTGAAAGTAAATCAGTCTTGGCTTGCGATCCGGCAGACGAGCCAAAATAGTATGCAATGATGCCGGTCCAAGCCGTGCCTAAGCTGCCCAGCATCATCAAGATAGCAGGGTTGTTGCTGTCCACTTGCCCGATAAACATCATTACCATGATGCCGAAGAAGCCGATGGTTACAGCGCCAGCAAGAATGGGGGGCATCAGGCTGCGGGTGGTGGCTTGCATCTCCCTGGCTGACTTGCGGTCCTCAACTTCTAGCTTCTCAAAGTTAAGGCCAAGTTCTTGCGCCTGCTTTTGCAGTTCAATCTCAGCGATCTTGACCTGCGCGATCTGCTCGGCTGATAGCTTGTTGTTGGAGATGAGGTCGCCCACCTTTGCCTCATCCACGCCAATGGCCTTTGAGATGGCCGACACAGCCATACCAGCCAATGGTCCGCCCATTGCCGTGGCAATGGTGGGTGCGATTTGTTTAAGCCAATCCATATCAATTTTTCCTTTTGGTTAGCATTGCGCTGGCAATCTCCAGCATAAATTTTACTTGTGCAAGGTCTTGCGGCTGTTCTGCCCAACCCACGGTGATTTGGCCAACAAAACGATGCGAGTCTGGTGGCACACTGACTCGGCATGTAAATGTGACGCCCTTATCCAGATACCAAAGTCCCACCTCAGACTGCGCGTAACGGTACTCGCTACAAGGTATTTCGTTGGTCATCAGCTTGATGATGTCGGCGTTGTTGGCCGAGTTCTGGCTAAACAACCCTACGTCGATGTCCTCGATGCTTTTGTCTCGGCCTTCCTTGGTGTACGCCTTGTATAGCACCCTGCTACCAAACAGTGGATTGACTTTAAAGACGGCCACCACGGTAGCACCTGTCTTCTTGAACAGCATGGCGCTGGCGTCATCAGCCCTTGTCGTGTTGATCTCAGGCAGCTTCTTGGACTCCTTGTATGCGTCACGCATAAAGTCTTGGTTCTGCCAAAGGAAATAGCCAGCAAAGGCCACAAAGCCCATCAGCAAAACGGCGAACAACTTGAACGGGCTGTCTACATACGCCAGCACCTTGTCCACAATGCTTTCGGGCTTGTCGCTCATTTCTTGATGTAGGCCATGTAAATGAAAATGCCGTAGATCATAAGCGCGGCCAAGATTACAGTGGCGATGCCCACCGCGATGTACTCAATCAACTGCTCCATCTTTGCCTTGCGCACAATGATGGCTCTGGCAGCGGCTTCCTTTTGCTCACGCCTGCGTCGAGCAGCTTGGGCTTGGAACTTAACCCAGTCATCCCACATGCCTGCCCTACCCGCGTAGACCATAGACTCGCGCAAGTGTTCCTCTTGCTGCTTGAGTTGCTCCAGCGCCATGAATTCCTCCATGTCGGAGCCGCCACCCTTGCTGGTGGCCTTCTCTTGAATCTTGGCTTTGTTGTCAAAGTAATCGAATACCCGGCCCCCAAGCGCCGAAAACTCTTTGCCGTTTGCAAGAGCGCCTTTTATTACTGCAAAGGCCGCATTCGCAGCAGCAAGTTCAGCCAACATACATCGCCCTAAACAACGGAATCAGAATACGAACGCACCAAAGCACCAGCCCGATGAGAAGGACCGCAGCGATAAAGCTAACGGCCCAATCTTTCATAAGCCAAACAGCTTTTTGACAAACTCAGCCGCAACGCCTGGACCAAGCAAAACGGCAGCGATTACTGCGTAAAGCAGATACTCGATCTTGGTCATGCGTTTTTCGCCAACATCTAACGAGTGGTTAATCTTCTCGTACCGCTGGGCGCAAACAGCCTCATGAGTGGTCAAACGGGCATCCGTTGCGTCGATTTGTTCACTCATCACTTCACCAATGCGTTTTGGTTTTTGGTCGCAGGGGTTAACTGGTTGGGTTGCTTTAGTGCTTCTTCAAGCTGTTTCTTGTACTGACGGGCACGCACAAATTCTGCTGCGGTTTGCGTGCCGGGAACTTTTACAGGCAATTGAAGAATTTTGTCCAAACCACGCAAAACAACGCTGCCACTGCCAGAATAATTTACAGCGCCAGGTTGTTTGACCATTACATCTTGAATAGACTTTCTCAAATCAAGAATTTCGTCTGCTCCTCTTTTGCCAAACATGTAAGCTAGTTTTTCTTCTCTGTCTAGTTGGGTAACAAAATTGTTGAAATTGTTAAAAACCATTTTGTCGGTTTCATCACCTTTCTTCAACAACAAATCTTTCATGCGCTGCAAGG